TTCATTACATCTTCTTTAGTAACTTCTTTCTTTTTTCTTTGTCCTATACTGCCATCTTCTTTTAAATAAAATTCAGTAATTCTATTTATATATTGATTTGGTGTTTCATTTTGTTTTCTTTTAAAAAATGGACTAACTAAAATTGGTTCTTCTTTTTTAGCAGTAGATAGTAAAGCATCTCTCACTTGTGATTTAGTAGGAGTGTAATCTAAAATATCTTTAGCAATATAATTATCTGATGTTGAATCTAATAGTTTTGCTACAGGTATATTGTTTCTTACACCTTCTATAAATCTATTGTGCATATCTTGTCTGAAAGAACTTAATCTATTATTATAGTTTTCATCAAAATATTTAGAGCTTACTGATCCTTCAATTAAAGGAACTACTTTATCCATAAAATTAAAAAATTCTTTATTAGCTTTTATTATTTGTGGATTTTGTTGATTATCAAAAATGTTATTAAAAAAATTATCATCATCTAAATTAATAGATCCATCACCTACTCTTTCTGTAATACTTTTAGCTTCTATTTCTCCTGCTAATAAAAATTTTTCAAAAGGATTTTTAATTTCATTATTTAAAATTTTTTTAATAATTTTATCATTAGTTAAATAATTGGTGTCTTTACTAATTTTATTATCAATAACTTTATTGTTTAATTCATTAAGCTGATTGTCATATTCTTCATTACCTGTTGAATAATTTAATGTTAATTCAGAGGGATTTATTCCTAATGGAACATCTGGTTGATCTCCTTTTAGTGCAGCTACAACTTTCTTTTTAGATTCTATTAATCCAATATTAGTTTGATAATCCACCATATTTTTTTGAAAAGTAGACAACTCTCTAAGTTCTTTTTTTAATTTTAATCTATCTTCTCCAGTAATACTTGAATAATTTTTAGGATCATCTAAAGATGCTAGTGCTGCAAAAGCATTATCATTTGCAATCTTTCTAACCATCTCTGTTTCTACAAGAGCTGGTAATTGTCTTTTATAAATTTCTAAATCTGCTTCAGAAATCAAACCATCATTAACTAAACCTTGATAATCTGCAGTTATAGATTCTGCTAAGATTGCAAAGTTAAATGTATTTTTATCTTCTACAGCAGTTGTAATTTTATTTGAAACTATACGACTAACTTGATCAACTCTTGTTTTAACCATGTTAGCTCTAGTTTGTTTTAAAATATTATTAACATAAGATGGTTTGTTAGATGCAATATTTAAATCAAAATATTTCTCAATATAATTATTATTTGCTTTTGCTTTGTATTTATCAACTACATTTTTGTAACCAGCATTAAAAAAATTAACACCTTCATCTGGTGTAGCTTTTAATTTAGCTTGTTCTTTTATTTCTAATAATTCTTGATTGGCATCTGCAATTAGTTGTCCACCTTCTACCTTGTTAGATATTTCTTTTTCTTTTACATAGAATTGTGTAATCGCATCTGCTGCTGGTAGTAAGGCTCCGGCTAAACTTGATTTAGGTGAAACTTGTATATTACTTTTTACAGCTCCTACTTCAGCAGTAGGTGTAATTTGTGCTTCAAATGTAGGTATCTTTGCCATTAACTAAACATCCCCATTTGTTTCATAGTTAATAAACTAGATCCTGCTCCAGCTAAATAACCTATAGCTTGTTGTCTACCTTGCGCTCTTGCTAATGATCCTTGGATTCTAGCAAAGTTAGCTTCTTCTAATTTTTTAGCTTCAGCAACTTTACCATTGTATTCTATAATATCTCTTTGCAGCTCTGCTTGTTCAGCATTAGATTGTAAAATTTTTAATGCAGTACCCGATAGTTCTACACCACTTTTTAATGTAGCAACTTTTGTAGTGGATTGAAACTTCTCAAAACTTTGATTAAATTTTGCAATATTAAATTCTGTTAATTTAGCTTGAGCTGCTGCTTCTTGCTCTGCAATGATTGCATTTCTGTTAGCAACTTTCTGATTAAACTTTCCTATTTCATTTGCAGAAGTAGCTGCTGCTACACTCATTACTGGTCCAATAAAAGGTATAGCTGAACTCATTAAAATATCCTCGCATATCTGTACTGATCTGTACCATCAAAACCAAATTTTTTCATTAACCCCTCGTTCTCCAAACCTAACCACTCTGCAAATCTTTGACCTTGTTTAAAATCTTTTCTAATTGCAGTTTGCACTCTTTCTATATTGTGTTCTTTTGCAACTCTAGCAAAATCTTTTTTTATTGCACGAGCTGCAGCTAAAGGGTTTTTCCAAATTTCATTTGTTGCAATCACCCAACCTTCAGCTACTCTACCCCAAACCATTTTCATTCCGGCAGCAAAAATAGGTTGATAATTAACAATACCTGTAAAGGCTAAGTTGTTTTGTTCTAAATTTTTAGCATCACCTTCTACATTAATGTAATGTCTATCTGCTTCTAAAACCTTATGGTTCATTTGACAGGATAGTATAAACTGTCCATGTTCTTTAGTATAAGGTACTATATGTAATTGTTTATCCATCATTTGTTACTAACCTCGGGTATAGTGATAAGATTGTCAAAGGCAAAGGTTGTGTTTGTCTGACAATCATAAATCCATCTGTATCATAATTTCCTCTAAACTCTACCTCTTTATCTCCTGTGAATGGTGGAATACCTTGATCCATAGGATCACTTGATTTTCTAAAAGGAACTCTCTCCATATTATCTAGGTCGGGTCCTATCTCAACACCAACACTTTCATATAATCTTGCAGTAACTTCATATATTCTTTTTGTTTTAGCTTGTGATGTACCATTCTGCGCACCAGCATCTATTCTCATTGTCTTTAATAATGATGTATATCCTAGTCCTATTTTAACATCACTTGCAGATCGGTCTAATGTTATTGAACCCGAACTAACAGTTTTGTCTGGGTGCGTTGCGCCATCTGCTAATATAGAAACTGTAAGTCCTTCAAGATGTGATAGTCCAGAAATAGTTGTTGCTGGAGATCCACTGTAAGATAATTGTGAATCCAAAAAATTAAATGATGTATTATCTGTTTCATCAAAATCAAATGTATTTAAATATTCTACATATCTTTTAGTTGCGCCATTAATTGTTCTTTTAATAATCATGTATAGTTCATATTCACTATCTTCAGTTGGTATTACTGCAACAGATTCACAAACTGCATTACCACTTCCAAAAGCTCCACCAAAAACATGTCTATGCCAAGCAACTACTTGTTGTTCTCTTTGATAAGTTAATGCAACTAACTCACCATCATTTCTTACACACCAAATAATTGCTAGTGGTTCTTCTTGATATGCCATCTCTACAATACCACCATCAGTAACGTGTTCGGCAAGGATAGTTAGATCCGGAGCAATATAACCATCTACATCAAAGTTGTAAGCAAGTTCTCTAATTTTTCTTTTAGCTCTTTGTACAAACAAAGTAGCATTAGCAACTGCAACCGCATCTATATTTGCAGCACCATGATTAGATTGTTTTTTAATTAAAATATTTGTTGGTGTAACAGCATCATTATCTCCACCACCACTAACTGTAAACTCACCACCTGCAGTACCAATAATTAAAGTTCTACCAGCTGCCATAAATCTTATTGCATTAACTTGGTTAGATGCGATTGTATAAATGATAGCATCATCATCTGCTACAGTACCACCAATGTTTGCATCCATGTTTTCGTAATCACCAGATTTAGAAAAGAATACTGTTTGTGGTTGTGATAAAGTTGCGGCAAAAACCAATCGTTGTTCAAAGAATGATACGCAAGAAGGATGACCAGTAGTATCTGAAAACGCACCTAAGTTCCAATCAGTAGAAGCGCTAGTTGATCCCATGTCTACTAATATTTCTATAGTTACATTTAATGTATCTGCTCTTGCAGTAATTTCTCCATAGCCATCTCTAAATCTAACTAACCTTCCAACATCTGTTGTTTGAAATCCTGTATCATTATTGATACCTGTGATTGCTGAAGCTGTTAAAGTTCTACCAGTTCCTACAGTATGTGCTGAAGTTGTAAATGTAGTTGTAGATGTATTGGTATCTAAATATGGACCATTAGTAAAATCTACTTCTGATAATGTCCAAGAGGTATGACCTGTTCTTGATAGCTTCCTAGTTTTGTGATTAGGATGTGTAATGTACATCACGTCAGCAGATTGTGCGAACTTAATATCAAAAAGCTCTGCAGTTAAATAAGGTGTAGATATTTCATAAGGAGATCCACCAGATAATATTTGACCATTATCTCTATAGAATCTTATGTACTGATTACCTAATTCTAAAATGTAAGTTTGTGTTGTAGAAAATTCAAAAGGTATTATTCTTGTTTTAGCAGCACTTGATTTTACTTCAGCAATAAAAGTTGTACCCGGTCTACGAGCTGCAGCACCATGTGGATAAATAACCATGTTCTCTACAGTTGCGCAACCTGCAGAATATTTTGCTAAATCATTTCTACCATCTAATCTTGGTGATAATTCACCCGCTGTAAAATTTGAAAGTTGTGCAGCTACTCTAGCCATGTATTAGAACCTTGAGTTAATAAAAGTACCAGCATCTATAACATCTGCCATTCCATCTTCTTGAGTGGTATTATATCCTTCAGTTGAATCAACAAATCTAGCATCTTTTAATTTTTCTTGATAAAGAGCAATCATGTTTTGTTGCGTGGTATTGTTAGATGTAATAGCATAAGCTATGTCTGCAGCTAGTGCTGCTGATAATGTTTCTCTTAAATTTTCATCATATTGATTTGGATCTGTAACTCTTGAGATGTATAATATTTTCATTGAAGAATTGTTAGATAATATTGATCTACCTTCTACTTTATGATTTGAATCATAATCTAATATTCTAAGTAATCTTAAACAATCACCGGGTAGATCATATTTAAAACTGTAACCCCATGCAGGAGTATCTGTTGATGATGCTAGTTCTACTCTTTGCTGTAAGCAGTTCCAAGGGTGTGATCTAAATACTGAATCTCTTACTTGAGTGTATCTTGAATTACAAAGTCTAGCATTTTTAGAATCTTCTGTAAGTGATAAGATTGTTGTTGCACCAAGTTGATTTAATGCTCCATTACAAATATCTACTGTTGATGCCATACTTACTCCATATTTCTTTTTGAGTTAATTGCAACTCATCTTTTTTCTGTTTAGTTCTACTATTAATATCTAATTCATTTATAATTTCAACTAAAGCATATCTATAAACTCTATTATCGTCTTGCCATTGAAAATGCAATAAATCTTTAGGTTCTTTGTACAATCCTAAGTTCCTAGGATCAAAATCACTTTTTGTCATTTTTTAGTATATATTTTCTTCTAATACTTCTATCGTTTTGTAGTTGCCAAATTTCTGCTTCAGTTCTTTCAAGTTTTGTATCAAAACCATAATGCACTTTACTTGTGTTTTTAAATCTATCTACCAATACATATCGGTAAACATAGTTACCTTGTTTAAAATGTAATACTGGTTTTAAATCTTTTATTTGTTTCATACATCCTAGGCGGGTTCCACTCTCGCTTTACCCGCCTAAAATTCTAGTTATTAGTCAATTACATATAACATTTGCAACTGAATAGTACCAGTACCATTAGCACCTGCTAATGTAACTGTAACTGGAACACCATCTTTGTCAGCATCTGTTACTGTATTTTTACCTAATGCAATCGTGTCTAACACTGCAACACTTTGAGCAGAAGTAGACGCAGCCGCAGCTTTGTATTCATCTACATCAAGAGCTTGAGTAGTTCCATCTGCTTTAGTGTGTGCTGCGTAACCTACAGAGATAGTAGTTGATGAACCTAACGCATCATAAGCTACTGAACCCGATAAAAGTCTCGCACCATTTGGTATGCTAAACATGTGTATTGTTGATTGTTCTGCACTCGCTTCGTATTCAGCAAAAGCTACTCTTACTCTACCAGCAAGTTCGTTTGCTTTTACTTTTTCAGAAGGAGTTGATGCAATCAATGCTTGTTGTATTGAGTTTGCCATATTTATATCCTCCTTCTATTATGCTTCGTGTGCTTCAATTTCAACTACCTTTTCTTCTTCCATTCTAGTAGCGCCAATGCTCATGCAGTAGTACACTTGAGTAGCATAAGATTTATCAGCTCTTTCGTCTATTCTAGCTGAAACATCTTTACCAACTGCTAATGTAATACCATCTTGTGCAAATGCGATACATGATCTTTTAGAAGATGCAATAGATAGTCTGTTAGATACTATAAAGTTAAAACCAAGGAACGAGTTGATTTCACCATTTGCTAATGCTTTAACAGTGTTGAAATCTGAACTTGTTACTTCAGTTGTTCCTAATAGATCAGTGATTTGTCTAGGTGATACCACGATAAATCTAGCGATAGATGGATCTACACTTGCTAAGTCGAACTTTTCTTTCGCAGTTCTTAACTTCGCAATAGTTAAACCATCAGTACCAGCTTCTGTAATCTTCTGTGCAGAAGGTAATACAGTTGAAGTTGATCCTGTTTCGCCAGTAAATGCAGTTCCTGTAGCGGCACTGATTACCACATCATCCATTGCTCTACCCATAGCCATAGCTGCAGCTTGAGCATAAGATGAAGTTGGGTCTATTAAAAGACGTACTTTATCTTGTTGATCTATTAAATCCGCAAATTCGTAATCCGCAAGAGATACTCTTCTTCTTGCATGTGGAGTGTCGATTTGTGGAGTGTCAGAATGTCTGCTAGTTTTTAAAACAGCAGTAACACTTCCTACTTGATCGAAGAAAGCATTTTTTCCGACAACAGATTCCAGACGTACTTTGTCTCTTAATAACGATCCCATTTGTTGAGATAGCATTTGAATGTTAGCAGAATACTGCTGTACAAATGCTGTAGTTATTTGTGATGACATATTAGTCTCCCATTGTTGTGATTTATATTAAACAATCAGAGAAGTTATCCACCTGCGTAGGCATCTCTTGGATTTAAAGTCTTTTAGACTAGAAGTCTATCCCTTCTTGCCAGTAAGGTTCTTTTTAGGAATTGTCTTACTCTTAATCCATTTATAATAATTTTCGCAGATTGGCAAGGGATCATTTTTTTGGAACTCTGTTCCATTCTCTTTTACGATCCTTAGTATCTCCAATTTAAGCTCTTCATTATTTAAATGATCACTTTCCATCATTTAACATCTCTCTTAAAGTATAAACTTGTTGAACAACTTTGTCGTGATCTGGATGAGATTTGTTCCAGTATGGACCATTAATATCATTAGTAATACTTGATATTTCTGTTTCAATATCTGAAACTGAATTGACACTTTCGCTTTCAGTTGTAACCATCTTATCTTCTGACATCATACTTGCTATCTTTGCAAAGCCTTTTATTATTTCTGGATGATCACCAAGTCTAGTACCATTGGATAAAGTCATATCTAATACTTCTGGATTAATATTTGCTTTAGCAATCGCACCAGCTTGTTTTACTTTTGCATCAAAGTCTCGACCCCATTCTTGTCTTAGCTCTTGCTCTGCTTGAGCTTGTGCAGTTTCAGTATCTATCTTTGATTGTTGTGCAATGCCTTCCATATTATTTTTATAAAAGTCTAAGATACCTTCAGCTTGTTTATTATTTAAACCTAGCTTATGAGATTGTTCGGCAAAAGATTTGATTGCGCTATCATCCATTTGCACTACATCTGATTTAATATTTAAATTATATTGATCTGGTGTTTCTGGTCTACCAAGTTTTGTATAGGCTTCTTCCCATACTTCTTCTGTAGAATTTTTATTAGGTATAGCTATTTTATCTTGACCAATCATTCTTGTTGCATTGATGTAGCTTTTTGCTAACGCATCTATCTCTGTAAATTTTTCAATGTTAGGATCGTTTCTATATGCTTCACTAATAGATTCTTTCCAAGATGATTCAGTTGATTGCGGTGCAGGTGTGTCTGCATTTGCAACAGTTGTTTGAGTTGCTTGTGGTTGTGTTTCTGTAGTCGCTTGATCTACAGGCACAGTTTCTTGTGTTATCTGTTCATTTGACATTTTTATGTTTCCTTATTTTCTCGTAGCATTGATTTAATAAATAGAATGACACTACGTTGTCCTTCCATGTATGCACTCTCATGGCTATCACCTTTTACATTTGTGGTAGAATGATAATGACATCTTTTTTCAAGATCAGCTAAGACTTCTTTGCCTTCGTCTGTATTGAATATTGTTTTGTAGTTTGTTTGTAAACCCTTTAAAAATTTTTCCAGTTGTTTTGTTTCCATACTATTCCACTTCAGTATTTGCTAAAGCTCTTGCTTCTTCCGGCAATGCTTTCGCTAGTGGTGCTACATCTCCTGCGGCTTGTGCAACTTGTTGCATCTGAGCCATTTGTTGTTGTTGTTGTGCTGCCGCTGCAGCTTCTTCTCTTTCTGCATTAACTTGTGATTGTAGTTTTAAAACTTTTTGCGGAACTCCTACAAGATCAGCAACATGTTTAACTAACGCATCAAAGTTAATATAATCAAATACTGGAGCTACATTAGCAAGTGATCCTAATATTTCTATACCTCTAGTAATTGATGAAAGCTCTGTAGATTTTTGTGCTTTAGCTAGAGGAGAAACATATTCTATTTCTATGTCTTGACCCGACAAGAAATCTGGTGCAGGAGCAAACTGTCCTCTTCTAAATAAAATATTAAAACATCTATCAATCATTGGTTTCAATAATTCTGATTGTAGTCTACCTAATACTGGACCCAACAATCTCATCTTCTCTTCGTTTCTTTGTATGACTTCTGTTGCTGTCATTTGTGGTCCTTGTTGCATCAATAGTTGATCTACATAAAAAACATTTCTGATAGCAGTTCTTCTTTGCTCTTCCATATTCAAACCTAATGGATTGTTTGCACCAATGTTTAATGGTTCAATTCTATCTCTTGTACCACTTCTATAAAAATTTAATCCACCCGGTACAGTTCTAACTGGTAATAAGAAACCATCATCCGGAACTAATAGCGGTGGGTCCACTTGTTTCTGCGCAGCTTTGATTGTAGTTTTTGACATCTCGTTTAGCATCTTTACGTCTGGCAAGGCTGTCATTGCTGGTGATCTTCCATATATTTCGTGTGATGCTTTTAAGTATCTAGGAACTACAAAAGGAAACTCTTGGAAACCCGATACTGATAATTCATTACCATTTTTCATTTCAATATAAACAGATTCAAATGGCATGTTATCTGTATCTTTTAAATTAGGATTGTAATCTGATCTTGGGTATACAACATGTAACATCTCTACTTCATTGTATGGATCTTTTGCTGATTGCATTTTAATATCGCTTGAAACTTTATCACCGAACTGTTGTATTGCAGCTCTTACTGATAGTTTAAATTTTCTGTAAACAGTATCTATTCTACCTTTATCATCTTCAGCAATAAAGATTTCGTTAATGTGTCTTGTAGAAAATTTTAAAATATCTTGATTATCTTCTTGTATAAACATTGCTGCTGTACCAAAAGTAATTAAATCATGGTACAGTTCAAATATTTCTTGTTGAAAGTTTGATCTATTAAATGCTGTGTACATAACTTCAGTTGCGTTCTCCAACCAAAGTTTAGCTTCATCTTCCATTTCTAAAGATGAATCTTTAAATCTTAATGAGAACCAAGGTGTTGATGGATTGGTTAGCATCCCATGTAATGATGCTGCTAATAATTCTACTGCTTGTATTGGAGATGAATCAAAAATTAATTCTGTTCTCTTATCACCTTTTGATCTTGTCTTGGTAACATCAGCTTTTCTTGGTTGCATATAGTCTGCAACTTCTTGCCAATGGGTTTCCCAATTTTGTCTTTGTGCTTTTAATCTATCAAATCTTGATAATAGTGATTTAGTTAAATCTGTTTTTGCCATTA